TCCGATATCCTGGCACAACATTTTCAAGATAAATGCCATTCAATTTAAAAGATTCTGTTCCAAGCGGATTATTCTCTTTATTTTCTGCTGTATCTGTAAATTCGTACATTACCTATAGCCTCTCATGTTTTTTTTCAGACGGCTGCGTTGATCCAGCTCTGTCTGCATATATTCTGCACTTGCCCTTGCCATTTCCCGGCCGTCCAGAACAACCGGTATTTCAAACACATACCTCACATTGACATCTCCTGTATAGCGTAGAGAAGTATCTATACAAAATTCTCCTGCAGAAGCCGCCAGTCTATCCATATATCCTTCAGGCACCATTGCCTCGGCAAGACGTTTCGCAGATGCCCTGACATCATGAATCCGTTTGAGCATTCCCCGTATCAGACCCTCTGAAGTGTATTCTCCACTTTCTTCAGTGACTCTGGATGGCGAATGGATCTTTAATGCGCTATTGACCGTAGCAGCAATCGTATTTGCCAGATTCCGAGCTGCTGTAACTGCCTTACCGGATCCTGCATTAATTCCATTTGCCATTCCCTGTGCTGCATAATATCCGCTAGAATAAAAGCTGCTGGTAAGAGCATTTACCCTGTTTTCCATTTCACTGCTTGTACATTCAACATTGCTTTTTGAAGTGTTCATCCCATTTGATATAGCAGTCGTATATGCATCCATTCCCTGTAATGCACTTGCCTGAATGCCATTCCATCCAGATCTTGTCGCATTATCCATTGCCTTCATTCCATTCTGTACGGTATCCTGCGTCTTTTGCATGCCTGAAGTTGCTGCGTTTGTAACCCCCCGAAATGCATCCGAAGATATTTGCGGAAGATTTGACATCGAACTTTTAGCAGCTTTTTCTGTGGCCTTCCCCAAATTTTCCATGACTTTGGTAACAGAAGACGTCAATGCTTTCTGTTTCGTTTCCACACCGGTAATCACACCCTCTACCGTGCGTTCTCCTGCTGCCTGAAACACTCCGGAGGAAGACTGCTTCTCAAAAGTATCCTGCACACCCTGATAAAGGTTATCGGCCATCGTCTTTCCCGCAATATTAGGTTTTGGGCTGTTCTGGATTGCATCCGTGATGGCATCTATTACCGTATTTCCAGCCTGCCCGGCTCTCTGATCATTTGCAATACCATCTGCAATAGCTCCGGAAATTTCTGTTCCTGCAGTGGAAATGCTTGTAAAATCCGCTGCTTTTAAAGCCTGTTCTATCGTTCCCAATACTCCGCTCTGTCCCTGAACATACTCCCGAAGAACTGCCTTATCTTCATCACTGAGATTCATAGAATCCACAAAGCTGTGGCTGACAGAACTATATGCCTGTTCCCACTGTTCCTGTGCCTGGAGTACCTCATCGACACCGCTCTTCATCATGCTTCGCAAAAGCGGAAGTGCCTCCGGTCCTGTCGCTCCAATAGCATTCAGATAACTCTCACTGACACCTGCATTGATCGCTTTCGAATACAAATCTGCAAATTCCTGTGTTTTTGCAATCGTATCCTCCTGGTTTTTCTTTACCTGATCCCAGGTGGTCTCATTATCAAGCTCTATCTTATCATTCAGGCTTCCCAGGCTTTCTGTCAATCCCTGATATGCCGTTGTGATCCTCTTGATCGTATCTTCCTGTACATCCGACAGATTCTGCAGATCAATTCTCTGCTGCGCCGTACTTTGTGAAGTAGCATCTGATATCTGGGACTGCGTCTGGACTAAAATATCCTTATATGTCTGTTCCTGCTCTGCCAGCTGACCCAGTTTGTCCCTTGCCGCTTCTTCCTGTTCAGACATTTCCTGTAAAGTCTTTGAATACTCTGCATATGCACGCCCCTCGCTTATCGCTTCCTCATACTTTTTCTGCGCATCTGCCTTTGCGTTTGTAATATCGGTCAGGGCTTTCTCTGCTTCTGCCTGGTCTTTCAGGACATTCACAAGATCTTCCTGCGCTTTTGTGGCCTCATCCATAAGCCCATATGCATCTATCTTTTCCATAAGAGCATCTGTCGTCATGCTGAGCTTATCTGCCTCATCGTCATAAGTGAGGTTTAGGCCCTCCAGTGATTCATCCAGCGTATCGATCAAAGATGCCAGTTCTGCTTTCTCATCTGCGCTACGGGCTTCTTTTTCCATAAGACGAGTGATCTGTACTGCCAGTTTTTTGTTTGCCTCTGTAGAATTTTTAATCTCCTCCAGAGCTTTTTTTCTGGAATCAATATTAGACTCTATCTCCCCGGTTTCTTCTTCGATGGCTGTTTTCAGCTCTTCCCTGCGTTTTTTCTCTGCGGCGCTTTTCCGATCCAGTTTATCCATGATCTTGATCAGTGCGATAATGCCCGCAACTAATGCCGTTACTACTGCAATCACTGCCCCGATCGGATTAGCCTCCATGGCAGTATTCCATATCAACTGTGCTGCAGTGGCCAGACCGATCTCTCCCGTAAGGACTCCAACCGCTGCTGTCTTTGCCGCAATGGCTACGCTGCTGACCTCTGCTGCTCTGGCGCTGGCTGTTTCTGCTGCCGTATGGGCTTCCTCTGCGATCGTATCTGCTGTTACCGAAAATGCTGCCGCCTTATTTGCCTGAGCCTGATACTGTGCTGCGATGGCTGCTTTCTTTTTTGCAGCCTCACTTGCTTCTGTGGCTGCTGCATTGGCAGATTCTGCAACGGCATTTAATTCTGTTGCACCCGTAT